TGACACTCTTGAATGGAAGGGTAATGATGTTGTGGGTAAGGCGACTATTTTGGAAACTCCTATGGGTCAGATTGTAAAAGGTCTGCTGGACGGAGGTGTCAAACTAGGCGTATCAACTCGTGGTATGGGAAGCCTCGAAAATCGTGGTGGCGTAATGGTTGTAAAACCAGACTTTCTACTTAATGCAGTAGATATTGTTCAAGACCCATCTGCTCCTAGCGCTTTTGTTAATGGAGTTATGGAAGGTGTTGAATGGGTATGGAACAACGGCATCATTGAAGCTCAGGCAATTGAAAAGATAGAGACTGAAATTAAGAAAGCTCCGCGTGCTGATCTCTATGAGACACAAGTTCGTGAGTTTAAGAATTTCCTCTCGTTGCTCAAATCTAAATAAAAGGAGTCAATTATGACTGAAGATCAAATGATTGAGGATCAAGAAGTTGAACTCCATGACGATGACAACGATGTCGTGGAAGAAGCTCACGATCCTAAAAATGCTGAAGCACAATCAGTAGCTGCTACGGATAAAGCTGGTGAAGCAACCAAACGTGCACCTGCACGTAAAGGTGATAACACTAAGCAAGATCCAATGCCTCGTACAAAAGCAGGCATGATGTCAGCCGCTGTTGGTGCAATGCAAGGTATGTCAAAGGAAAAACTTTCAGGTGTATTGGGTACATTGATGGCCGGTACCGAAAGTCAATCTTTTGATGGTGAAGCAATTGCTGAATCTCCAGAACTTGATTATAAAGCAGATTTTAAAGATGACCTGAAAGCTCTGGTCTCTGAAGAAGCTACTTTGTCTGAAGGGTTTAAGGAGAAAGCAGAAATCATCTTTGAAGCAGCTATTAAATCTAAGCTTGCTGAAGAGATTGATCGTCTCGAAGAGAAATACAACGAAGAATTGGCTGAAGAAGTTGAATCTACTAAAGCTGAACTCGTTGAAAAAGTCGACAGCTATCTTAACTACGTAGTTGAGAACTGGATGGAAGAGAACAAACTTGCCGTTCAGTCTGGCCTGAGAACTGAAATCGCAGAAAAATTCATGAACAGTCTTCGTGATCTGTTTACTGAATCTTACATCGAGGTTCCAGAATCAAAGGTTGACCTGGTTGACGAACTGGCTGCAGAAATTGAAGAACTTGAAGAAGCTCATAATTCTGCAGTTGCTAAATCTCTTGAAATGGCAGAAGAGTTGGAAGTATTGAAGCGTGATAAAATTATCCGTGAAGCTGCTGAAGGTCTTGCCCAAACTCAAGTAGAAAAACTGAAAGACTTGGTTGAAGATGTAGATTTTGAAGACGAAGAAACTTTTGCACAAAAAGTTGCTACCGTTAAAGAATCATACTTCACCAAAAAAGTAACTGAGTCTGTTGATATTGAAGAGGAAGATGCTGGAGAAACTCCAGTGGTAACTTCTGACATAATGTCTCAGTACCTCTCAGCAATCCAAAAAACTAATAAATAATTTGGGAGTCCAAAATGAATGTATCTTACGATAAACTGATCGAAAAGTGGGCACCGGTACTGAACGAAGAGTCAGCGGGCACCATTAAAGATCATCACAGAAAAGCAGTTACTGCTGCAATTCTGGAAAACCAAGAGCGTGCTTTCGCTGAAGAAGCAATGATCACCGAAGCAGCTCCAACTAACTCTGTAGCAAGTGGCAATGTTGCTAACTGGAATCCAGTTCTTATTGCTCTTGTACGTCGTGCAATGCCAAACCTTATGGCTTATGATATGTGTGGCGTTCAGCCAATGTCTGGTCCAACTGGTTTGATCTTTGCAATGAAGTCACGTTACGAAACAACCAAAGCTGGTGTATCTGCCGGTGATGAAGCTCTGTTCAACGAAGCAGCAGTTGGTTTCTCTGGTGACTCTGCTGCAACTGGTAACGGTACTGGTCCTTCAGGCTTGTCTGGTCTGGCTGATGACTCTGCAACTGGTCTGCGTACCGTTGACTCATCTATCGATGATTCACGTACCGGTCCTTATGCAGGTGATCCATACACAACTGCAGAAGCAGAAGCACTTGGTTCTGCAGGTTCACAAGACTTTGCTGAAATGGGCTTTACCATTGAGAAAGCTACAGTCACTGCAAAGTCACGTGCACTGAAAGCTGAATACTCACTGGAACTGGCTCAAGACCTGAAAGCTATTCATGGTCTGGACGCTGAAACAGAACTGGCTAATATTCTCTCAACTGAGATCATGGCTGAAATCAACCGTGAAGTTATCCGTACTGTTAACAGCCAAGCTAAAACCGGTGCAGGTACTTCAAATACTGCTATCAATGGTATCTTTGACCTGTCAACAGATGCAGATGGCCGTTGGTCAGTAGAGAAGTTCAAAGGTCTGATCGTACAGATCGAGCGTGAAGCAAACATCATTGCTAAAGAAACCCGTCGCGGTAAAGGCAACTTCATCATCTGTTCTTCAGATGTTGCTTCTGCCCTTTCTGCTTCTGGTATGCTCGACTATGCTCCAGCAATGTCAACTTCTCTTAACGTAGATGACACTGGTAACACTTTTGCTGGTGTACTGAACGGTCGTACTCGTGTCTACATTGATCCATATGCAGTTGCAGATTATGTAACTGTTGGTTATAAAGGCACTAACCCATACGATGCTGGTCTATTCTACTGCCCATACGTTCCATTAACAATGGTTCGTGCGGTTGGTGAAGATACCTTCCAGCCAAAAATTGGCTTTAAGACCCGCTACGGTATGGTATCAAACCCATTTGTTGGTGCAACACCAGCTAATGGTTTGGCTGCTGCTAAGAGCAACCAATACTACCGTATCTTCCGCGTGGACAATATCCTCGCCTAATAAGAAG